AAGCCTGACTTTGAGTTGTTTACATGACCACTTTTTGTCAAAATCCGTAGTGTGCCCTACGTTTCGTTTTATCTTACGACGTATGTTTAGACACTCTGACAGATTCTTATAAGGCGTATACTCAACCCGCTCTTCGCCTATCATCAACAGCAATACAAAAGTCATCTCAATCATTTGTTAGTCAACTTTTCTATGTTGTCCTCAATCTTTGTCAACCGCCTGTCATAAAACTCCAAAACCAGCTTCTGTTGCTGGTCATGTGGGGCATTACCACTTTCAATATTTTCTGCTAGCTTTTCTAATTCACTAGCCAAATGTTCAATCATCATAAACTGTTCTGAGTCGGCTGGCAAACTACCCATCTCGCCTCGTGGCCATTTGATACGAAACTCCGTGTTCATGGCAAGATCTGTTTCCTGCAATATGAGTTTATTCTCTATCGTGTTTAATCTTTCAATAACACCAAAATAAGCCCATGTGCCGACTGTTGCAGCTATGAGCAACGCAATCAGATTGCGTATAGGCATTGCCAGTTCTGTGTTCTCACTTAGTTTTGGCATCACTAATCCGTGATTATGACCCATTGAACGGTATTGGGGGTGCTCTCCGTCCTAAAATTACCAGCAAGCTCCCAGTTTATATCATCTTTTACAAATTCTTGTTTTTCACCGCTCGTAACATGGCCGTGTATCATCGCTGCCAACATGGCCGCTATTATAATGTTTTCCATAATCTCACTCTGTTATTTCTTCGACATCCACGCCGTCGTGCCCATATAAGCGCCGACAATGCCCGCTCCACTGAGAAATATAAGGTCGGTGACTGCACCTAGACCCTCAAGTTTTTCCGCAGAGCACCACGGTGATGCTAGAAACACAGCATAACATCCCATAAATATCAAGGTATATCTGGCCATGCGTAACTGGGCCACGTTCTTACGAAGCTCCGTTTCCGTCTTTTTTATCTCTTTTATGTGACTAAGTTCTTCGTCACTGACGATGCCGTCACCGTCCTCGTCGTATTCAGCGTAAACAGACTTTTCCTGTAACTTTTTCTGACTCATAACATCACCTTAAACATCATCACAAAAAACAGAAGAGACATCAGTATGACCGCCCCAGCCATGACGATCTGCTGCATTGTATTCTCAAAATCCTTTTGTTTCTGTATCTTTGCTTTTCTAGCCGCAGCTTCAGCCTCTTTAGCAGCTTGAATACGTCTAGCCCGCTCGTCAACTATGCTCTTCCACGTCCCGTGACCAAAACGAAGATCCACCATACTGGCAATCTCTCTCATCTGTTCTTGAGCTAGTTTGGCGTTTATTATTTCTTGCGCTACAGACTTGATACCAAACTGATCTCCTACGCCCATGCCCGACTTTTTATTGCGTTCCTGCTGTACCTGCTTTTCACCCTCAAACAGATTATCCAGATATCCCGCTATATCGGACACGTCATTAGCGGTTCCGATAGCACTCTTGATGCCATCGACCGCACTTTTAAATAAGGCAAATCCTGCTAACGCCGCACTAATTGGTTCCATTTAGCCCCCAAGCTATTGTTTCTTTAGTAGTTCTCTCTCCATTGCAGACTGAATACGTGCTTGGGTCTGTTTTTCCTGACTGGCCAGTTTCTGCTGGAACTGTGATGCCCGCATCTGCTGGTTCTGCGCGTCAAGATTGAGCTTAGCCGCTTCGTTCTGAGCATCGGCCTGTTCTGCCTGTGCTCTAATCTGTAGCTCCTGCTCCTTCAGTTTAACTAACGGATCTGGACCCTGACCAGATACCTGTTGAGACATCTGCTTGACCATCTGCATACCCTCGGCAACAAACTGCGCCGTCAGGCCCTCAATGGCCAGCATCTCTTCTTCTGTGGCAGCCGCACCGCCCGTAGCTTGTCTTTGCTGTATAAACTGCACCGCCGCACGTTCTCGCGCTGCAATCTTTACATGCTCCATGACGTGCTTCTGCAAAGCCATCGCAATAGCAGGCATCCCGCCTACCATAGGTGTAGACCCAAAAACCAAGTGCGCCATGATGTGCGCCTCGTGCTCCTGACCTTCAAACGCCTGCAACGGCACCATGTCCAAAGCGTCTATGTTTTCCTGCGCGGGGTCCTTCGGTTCCGGCTCCTCATCAGGAATACGCTTCATTATCCTGTCTGTGTCTTTTACACCCAGAGCCTCATACATGTCCTTGTAAACCTCGTACATGTTATGAAGCTCTGGGGCCGCCCCCGCCAGTTGCAGCTTAGTTTGCGCTAATGCAATCCGCTGCGCCTGACTAAACATATTGGGATCAGATACCGGAATTACATCAATCCGGTCATCAAAATCACTTGCCATCACCGCAGACTCTGCACCCTCTACAGTATACGGATACTCCTGCGGCAGGCTCTCTGACATAACCCGCGCCAGCATCTTGAACTCAATCCGCATGGCGTAGTGCAGGCGTTTATGTACCGCACTCATCACACGAGATCCCTGCTCCAACATCGCGATAGTCGTACCCACCGCAGCCTGCTGGTTTCCGTCTCCAACCTTCAAATCTGTAATCGTCGCAAAGCGCTGACCCGCCTGAACCACAAACCCAAGCAGATTAAACAGCGTTGCATCAGGCCCCTTGAATGGCAGCGGCATCAGGCTGTCACGAATAGCCCCTCCGGGAGCATCCACATCGCGAAACTCACCGGGCTGCAACGGGTCATCGTCGTCTCTGATCCGCAGTCCGCGGGCTTTGAAACCCGCAGGGAGGTTAGACAACGTACCAGCGTCGATTAACTGTCGCAGTGCCGCTGTGGCGGTCCGTGACAGCCCGCCAATCGTGTGAATTAGCCCTAATCCGTAAAAACCAAAGCCCGGAAGGAACTTATAATGCACAAAATACTGAATTTTACGCTTTTCTTCGTCATCTTCACGATAATTTCGGCGAATTGACAGTATCTGCCCGTTGTCCTGACTGATTGTGACAACATATGGTATCTTGATGCCGGTAAAATCACCGTCATCATCCTCATCTTCGTATCCCTCAAGGTCCAAATCGACATGACACTCCAAAATAGTGCAGTCATAGTCGATCTGAGTGGGTGTAACACCGTCAATACGCTGTATTTCGTCCTCAACGGACCCCGACTCACCCTGCGCGGGCAAAACATCCATATCCAGATAGAACCCAGAGACCTGTTTCTTACGCAAATCGTTCAACGACATGCGGATAACCTGCGTTATGTTGGGACAAGTCTCTAAATCTGATGTCTCATATGGGACAACTAGGTGTTCTGCCGGTACAAACTTACTTACAGCCCGCCCTTTTGTTTCATCATAGTAAACTTTTTTGAATGTAGACCCCGCCAGAGGCAAAAAGAACAACATCTGGTCAAGTTCAGGCGTATATTCCTCCATCACGTTAGTGATATAGTAGTTCATAAACTGCTTTACGCGGATGGCCTGCTGCTCTTTTTCCCTTGTTTCTGATCCAAGTACAGCAGTTCGCACGGGACCGCTGGCTGGCAACAACTCATTGAACGCCTGCGCCTGAAATTGCGTAGCCGCCTCGGCAAGCAACGGGTGCGTAACCCCAGAAGCTCCTCTGAACGGCTGGGTCCGCTCCTCGTAGTTGAACCCAAGCAGTTCAAGACCGTTTGCATAAGCATCTTCCCACTCCTGTCTGCTAGCCTTGTTGGCATCAAACTCAGACAAAAGCTCACTTGCAATCCGACCAAGCTCACGATCCGGCATCTCCTCCGCCAGATTCGCATAAAAATCATCGTCCATGCCGCGTTGGTCAGACGGCTCAAAGTCAACGGTTACCCCGCCGTCTTCTTCCGGCTGGATCTCAATGTCCATGCCCTCCGCCATGCCCTCAAAAGCCACGACGTTGTCGTCCATCGAACCCGGAACCTCAAGCTCCACCTCGGCTGCTAAATCTTCCGGATCTAGCTGCGACGGTACGTTGTTGTCTACCATCCCAGCAATAGGTTTACGTGCCATACGATGTCTCCTTTGCCCCTAAGCTAGCATAGGACGGTACATATTCATAGATCAAGACCCGTGGGCCGCGGTCAATCCCTCGTCTGATAACGGTTGATGTCAAAGAACCCCTGCCTATCTCTCGGGAAATATACGTCAATCCCACCCGCCGGAGACTTGAAACTGCGCTCCCCGGGCTTGCGATCCAAAATACGGTCCAACTGATCAAAAACCGCCTGATCTACCGCCGCCGCAATCTCCTGCGGACTGGCATC